TTAAACTTCATCTTTACAACTCCTGAGTGTGAGCCTTTTAAGTTGTATAGTTGCTCGTTAAAGCATCGAAAGGTAGCAATTAATAAATTAAGCTCTGCTGTTTGTTCTTTAGTCATTATATTCTTTGTTTATCATTTCAAGTCCTTTCTGATAGTTAGTTAGTATCTTTTGGACTTTAGTTTGTTTTTCTGTTTTTAGCTCAAATAATCCCTTCCAGCCATTCTCTATAGACTGCTGGATAATTTGCGCCTGGTTTTCTTTGTTGTTGTTGGAGATTCTTAATAGCTTAGAAATGGCCGCAGATTCTCCTAGTTTTTTGTAGGTAGTTCTAAATTGCTCTTTCCTAAATTCTTTCCATAAATTCCAAGCCTCTAAATTTAATTCAAAAGGATAAACCCCTTCTGTTTTAGTATTATTAGTATTTACTTTAATATTAGTATTTAGTAGTGTGCCATTTTCGGCATACCGTTTTTCGGTATTCCGTTTTTGGGCATACGGTATTTCATAAACAATATAATCATATCCCTCAAACTTTCCATTACTACGTCTTTGCTCTCGTTTCATATAACCAGACTCAGTTAATTCTTTAAAAGCACTATATATAGCTTTCTTACCGTCTTTGTGCCATTTTTCTACCTCCTCAACGTATAGCTTCCAATCGTTAGGTAAAGCCAAGAGGTGACATAGCAACCCCTTAGCTTTTAACGACAAGTTCTTGTTAAATATAAACTCATTGTTGATTGTGGTAAAGTTCTTAGACTTTTCTACTCTAATTCTTTTCATTAAAATAATGTTAAAGTTGATTTTTTCTCATTATCTACATCTCTATGATTTTTAGCATTTAATTTAAAATAGCTTTCTTTTAATTCAATTGATATGCTTTTTCTGTTCATTGTTATAGCTTGAAATCCCTCAGAACCAATACCACCAAAAGGAGAAAAAACAACTTCATTTTCATTTGAATATAAATGTATAATTCTTTCAATTGTATCTAATTGTAATGGACATATATGCTTTTCATCATTACCATCTCTACCACTTCTGTATTGTAAAGTTCTACTATAATCAACATCATACCATACTGGAGAAGCATACTTTTGCCATAAATCAACTGGCAAATAATTAGGTAAACTTTCAGATTCATCTTGATGTTGTATTGGTATTAAATTATCTCCTTCATTTCTAAAAAATAATACATAATCTGGTATTCCAACTCTTGACATCACGCTATCTTTTTTTATAGTTTTATGTAATAGTCCTAATGCTTTAGTTCTTTGCATTTCAGTGACTGGATTTTTCCATATAGTAGTTTTGGCGTGATATATAAAACCCTCATTAGTAAACCAATCAATTAACATTCCAGAAAAATCTCTCAATCCAATATATCCTTCTTTCCCTTTTTGAATAGGTAAATCCATACAATGAATAGCGCATATTCTTCCAGGTTTTAAAACTCTTTTAATTTCAGGAATTAAATATTTAAAATGCTTCTCAAATTCTTTATAATTTTTTACATTTCCCATATCCTCAGCCTTATCTGAATACACATATAATTCAGCAAATGGTGGACTAAAAACTACTAAATCAGCTTCATTAGTATTTATTTTCTTTGATTCCTCTACACAATCTCCATTAAATAAATGGTAATTGTTAGTTTTAATTTCTTTGTTATTAATAATAATGTTTGTTTTGTTAAGTTTATAATCAGTTTTACTGCTGTAGTTACTCATTTCTTTTATCATTGTTTTATGTTTATTTTCTTTTTCTAAAATAGTCTTTCTAACATTTATTTGACTTTCTGGAACTAATAAATGTACTTTAACTTTATTTTTTTGACCAAATCTATAACATCTTCTTACTGCTTGATAAAATGCTTCAAATTTGAAATCATAAGAAGTGAAAATCATATTAGAACAATTCTGATAATTCATTCCAAAAGAAGCTATACTTGTTTTTGTTATTAATGATTTAAATTCTTTATTGGCAAAACCATTTAAATATTTAGCTTTATATTCTGGTTTATCACTACCTTGAACATTTATACTATCATTGATAACTTTATTAAGTTGATTTGCTTCATCATTTTTTAAGGTCCATATTATCCATTGTTCATTAGAATTATTTACCAGCTCGATGGTTTTATCAATTCTTTTATTTAAAGACCTTTTTAAATCTTTATGTAAATCAGTAGCAGAAACTGCAACATCACCAAATAAAGTATTAGTATTATTTTCTACTGGAATAATATGCTCTATATATTCTATGTCTGGCAAATTATATCCATCTCCTTTAAATCCTAAAGACTTTGGATTGTCTAAAGATATAGACCAGGTACATACAAAGTTCCAGAAATCATCTTGAGCGTGTTTCCTTAATCTCCATTTTGAAGTTTCTCCTCCATCGTGAACAAAGAACATAGCTAACATTTCTAAATAACTCATAGAGCCTAAAAATTCAGAATGCTGACCAAGTTCCATATGGTCATTTGGAGAAGGTGTAGCAGTACAACATAACTTATATGGAGTATTTATGAAGCTATCTATAATTAATCTGCTCAATTTACCATCTCTACCTTTTAAAATAGATGATTCATCTAATACTATACCAGCATAAATTGATATGTCAATGTTTTTTAATTGTTCAAAATTGTATATATCAAAAGTATTAATATTAATATTAAACTTTAAAGCTTCATTTTTTGTTTGATTTACAACAGCTAAAGGAGCTAATATTAAAACTTTTTTATTTGTTTTTTTAAATATACATTCTGCCCAGCTTAATTGCATTAATGTTTTTCCTAAGCCACAGTCTGCAAATATTGCAAATCTACCCTTCTCTAAAGCTATTTTTAATATATGCTTTTGAAAGTCAAATAAATTTATATTTAAATCTTTATCTTTAACTTTAAATCCACTAGATATAAAGTTTTTTTCTTTTGTTTTTAAAAATTCTTTATACTGCATCTCTTAAAGTGTATTTAGATATATTAGTTTCTCTTCCTAGTCTTGTCTTTACTTTTATTCTTTCATCTGGTATTATATAGCCATCATTTCTAAGACAATAAATATGATGAGATAATCTAGTTATACCATATTCCATTATAGCATCCCAGCTTGTTATAGAATTATGACTTTTAAGATGGTTTAATACTTGTTGTTTCTGTGTTAGTTTGGTTTTCATCTTTGTTGTAAAATTTGGTTAATTTTTCTTTTAGTTCTAGTTGTGATTCTTTATTAGCTTGTAGTCTTTGTACGAGTTCCATTAACTCCTCTATTTCTACTAAATTTAAGTCGCTTTTGACCATCTGCAATATAGTATTATATTTTTTAAAGTAATAAGTATCTGTATCTACCAATTGCATATTTAGCTTGTAGTGGTGTATTACAGTAGCGTGATTTACTTTAAAATACTTTGCAATGTGTAGATAAGGCATTCTAAGAACATCTCTAGCTATGGCGTATGTCATACGCTTAATATCTACAATGTGACGTTCTCTTGACCTACTTTCAAAGTCTTTAGTGGATATGTTACCAATGTAACAAGCTGTCTCTACTATTCTATCCAATTTATCCATCAAATTCTGGTTTTACTCGTTCATAAATCTCTGGAGATAAGTCTTTTAGCTTCCTTAATACTTTCCTAGATTCTCTTCTAGCATTCTCTTTGCACGTCTTACTGATGTCAGTTCCAGTAGCAGCATTGATTATCAAGTGAGAATCTTTTAAAATCTTGTCTATTCGTTCTTTTTTAGTCATCTTTTATATTCTTTAAAAAGTGATAATACTCTTGTAAGTCGTTGCAACGTTCTTGTCTTATAACAGTATCTGCTATGAACTTCTCGCCTACGTTGATATACCAATCAGCTAGTCTTAGTTCAAAGTGGTCATCGTGTTCTATAAGCTCTGTAGCTTTCTTGTTTAAGTGTAACCAGCCACGTCCTACTCTTAATCTAAAAGCATAGCTAGTATCTGTGTCGAATGCTTCGTCTCTTGTTGTTTTACTAAAAAGGTAAGTCTGTGCCATTGTTTGTTGATTTTGGTTTAACATCGTTTAATATCCATTGTGTGAAAGTATCAGCAATCTCAATAATTTCTGCTGGTCCACCATCATTAGCTATACAATAATCTATAGCGCATTTCAGAGATACTTGTTTAGCTATTGCTGTTTCTTTCTTTAAATCTTTAGCGTTCCATTCTTCTTTAGACATCTTGTTAGATTGATTTGTAGAAGAATTAAATCCTCCACCTTGAAACGTTGAAGCTGGTTTAATCTTGTTAATCTTAGTACCGTTGTACTCTCTTGTATTAACTTCGATTTCAGCTTCTTGACCTTCTATAAATTTGTTCTGAGTCTCTGTTTTAGATAGGTACTCGCCCTTAAATCCATCTTCAAACTCTAATAGCCACTTGTAGAAGTGTCCGTATTGCGACTCAAAAGAGCCATCTGATTTTACTGTTTTTACTACTTTTTTCATAATATTTATTGATTTTAATTAGTTCCGTATTTAATGTAAAAAACTACCATAGTGATAAAAGAGCCACTATAAAGGCTTAAAACCTCTGTGTAGTATGTTGGTATGAAATTCAATAGAAGTAGCGTTAGAAACGCTAAAACCATCAAATAAGAGCATAATTGAGTTAATGTAAAGCTAAAGAATTGAACTTGTGTTCCAAGCTCTAATTTAGCATCTAAGTAAGTTGGTTTGTGTAAATCGTTCATAGTTAGTTGTTTTAGTTGATAAAGTTATTAGCGTGGTCTACGCAGTATGTTTTCTTTGTGTATGTTGCGTGTGTTGTGTCTGTTAAACAATCCTTGTTATAATGGTCTTGGATTGTTAAAATCCATTCTTTTGCAATGTATTGTTTTTCTATTCTGAATGTATATCTTTCTGTCTTTGCCTCGTAGCTTCCAGAGAATGTTTTTTTGAATTTTAGCATTGTTTTGTGTTTTAGTTTGTTTGTTGGTACAAATATACAACGCTTTTTAATTCTGTGCAAACTTTTTAACAGAAAAAGTGAAATTATTTTAGTTTACTAGAGTAAAAAAATGTTAAAGTTTTTTAATTATAGGCGTAAAAAAAGAGGATATTCGCTAAAATATCCCCTAAAACAAACCAAAAACAAGGGTAACAACTCCCTCTACACTTAAAACAAGTTTGCAAATATATTAAAATATATGAGTTAAGTGAGCTATCTGACCATATTCATTGTGTATAAAGCCTTCTACAGCTTTAATACTACCAGTATATCCCTTTTGATAGTGCCAAGCATCAGAGCCACTTGGAGAGCGTAAAAACTCTACAGTAACTCCTACGTTATCAAAAGAACTCATAAACTTATATCGTTGTTTATGGTGTAGATGATGTAAATACCAATAACGATATTTTGTATCTGCCCATAACTTTGGTTCTTCTTGAGCCATATGCAAAGGTAAGTTAGGTAACTTAGCTCCGTCTCCGTGAGTCAATCCTATTAGACTATTTTTATACTTATAGTACTTTCTGTGCATTGGTTCAGCATCTACGCTAACAGCTTCTGTATTTCTATACCAAGCTTTTAAAGCATGTGCTAAATGAAAACCACTCATATAGTCGTGGTTACTCATAGAGTGTACGCAATCGACTGGAGCTATCTGCATTAACATCTCTACTACCTCAACGTAAAGCTCTAAAGCCTCTGTAAAGTGTTTATACCATTTGCCGTCTACATCTTGTGCAGTACCTTTTGTAGTTGTTTTATGTACGTTGTCTGTGTGTAGTATATCATTCCCTATGCAGAATAAAATACGCTCTACATTAAATGATTCAGCGTTTCTTAGAATACCCTTAACTCCTTCTCTTACTCTGTTCTTAGCTATTTCTATATTGTATTCGTCTCCAGTTTCTGTAGCATCTGCATATTTGCCAATATGTACGTCTGCTGGATTTATTATAAGTAAGTGACCATCTTGTCTAGTAGGATAATCAATGGAGGGATATTTAGGAGAGTATTGTGAGATAAGCTCCTCAATAGATTGTAAAAATTCATCTTTAGTAAATTCATTAGGTTTAGCAAATATTGAGAACTTCTTACTCTTGTACCAATAATGAGAAACAGAGCCGACATCTATACCAGCCTCGTTGCATTCGTCAGCTAATAGAGATTGCCTTTCTTTGTCTTTTCTATATTCGTCTATAAGTTCCCATTCATCTGTCTTTAGTCTATACCTTTTCTCTTTTGTCATTTTTTGTTGATTTTCTCCAATCCTCTAGAACCGAAATAAGCACCTATACAAGTGATAAGAACTATCTGTAGTAAGTCTACCCATTGCTCATCAACGTTAAATGTAATAACTCCAGCGTCTATAAATATAAGCAAAGTAGTAGAAACTACAAGCCAAGCTAAGACTAATGGTCTGATACTCTTAGATAGCCAATTATCGCTATTCATATCAGATTGCCAACGCTTAGTTACTTCTTGTTCTATTAGAGACTCTTGCTCTTGGATAATCTTTTGCAGTTCGTTTTTTAACTGCATACGTTCCTCTTGTGATGTTATTACCTCATCGACAATCTTATCAGCTTTGCCTAATAAATTGCCAAGTATATTTGTTAGTATAGCCATATAGCGTCAGTTTTATCTTTATCAGTATCACAATGTATGAAAGTGTCAGCTATGCCGATACGAGTAAATCCAGCCATTATAAGGCCATTTACTATCTTTTGTCTAGTTCCACTATCTTTGCAAACTATATCAGCAGCACAGCCTTTTAAATGGCTTGAGTTAGGCACTCCTCCAACTCTTTTATTTGTTTCTTCACTTCTAAACCCAGAGGATATAACGTAATTACATCCACTTAATTCTCTAGCTTTATCTAATTTCTTGAGAAAATCTCTTTTCATATTCTTGCCAGTTCCTGGAGCATCGTCAAACTCACTTAGCTTAAAATATTTCAATGCCATTTCTTTCTCTATGTTTTCTACGCTTTTCTTCCAAATATCAAATTTCATCCTTGTCCTCTGCTTGGTTTTTTTCTTTGTGATTTACTAAGGTTTTTAGAGTGTACTCCCTTACGTTTTACTTTAGGTTTCTTTCTAAAGTTACTTATTATTTTTTTCATTCCTTCTCTTTCTGTTGTAGATTATTTTATCGGCTGTATAAATTATAGATAATAACAATACTAGTATCTTGAGTATTACTTCAACATCAGCTAACGTAGCAAATGTAAAAGTAGTAGTATTTAGTATAAGTACGTCAGATGTTTCTTTTAAAATATTTTTCATTTTTTTAATTTTTAAGCATCGTAATAGCTAAAGATTAGTGTTATGTCTGCATAGTGATTAGTTGAGCTGGTTTGTTTAGAGCCACTTTTTTTAAAACTAGGAATGATTGCCATTCCAGCATCTAAATTTTCATTTAATTCTACTTCTATATAGTGAACATAAGAAGCATTGTTTTGACATATTATCTCCTCATCATTTATCAAAGTAATAGCACTAGCAGAACTAGAATTAGCGTTAATTGGTTTTTTCCAAAGTGATATTGTCCAATCTTCATTAGTTGTTCCGTTGCTAGAGCAACTATATATTATTCTTTCTAGCTTACATTTAAAACTAGGCACATTTAAAACACTAAACTTAGTTCCCCAGTTATTAGAATAACTAGAGCCAGTCGTTAATGTCGCACCAGCATCGTGATTATATTTACCTCCTCCAGGTTCTTGTGAGTTGATTAATAAATCGTTTCCGTGAGTTGTTCCTGTTTCAAACATATGAATATGCTCAACAAAAAATCTTTTATATATATGATTTAAGGCATAGAAGTTATTAAAGAATATTCTAGTATTTGCTGGTATATCAAAAGGAGCTGTAAAAGATTCTAAATCTATTTGAGTATCTCCAGACTCTAAATCAATTGATAATACA